CGTAGCCAAAGGCAATATCTGGGATACTCAAGCCCTTAACATATTTGGCTTTAACAGAGCAGTAGGCGTTGATTACGAGACCATCTGGGATGATGGCGGCAATTATGTTTATCCTGGTTCTGCGGTTATTATGAGTGTGGTTAGTTCATCGGCATCAGACACTATGGAAGTTTTGATCAATGGTCTCGACGCAAATTACGATGCTATCAGCGAGACTGTTACCCTCACAGGAACTTCAGCAGTAACCACCAGCGCAACATTTTTCCGCATAAATAGCGCAGTCATACTAGCTGGCTCAAATGTTGGCGACATAAGCATTAGTAATGGTGGCACTAATTATGCATTTATAGGCGCCGGAATTGGAACAACGCAATCATCTGTTTACACAGTACCCGCTGGGCATAGCATTTACCTGTTTAGAATCGATTGCACATCTGGCACAGTAAATGGCCAGAAGTTCCTATATTTAAGAAACGTAGCGACCAATTCTGCTGGAAGAACTTTAAAAGTAACAGAAGCAACATTTTTTGAAAGTATTAGTTTTGATCGTCAAGTGCCTTTTATGATTGGTGAAAAAACCGACTTCCACTTTGAGGCTAAAAGCTCTGCTTCTACTAATGAAGTTTCGATTTTTGTCGAAGCCATACTGGTTAGGAATTCATAATGGCTACAGTAAAAGAAGCCCTGATACGTCTAGAAGGCCACGAGAAAGAATGCGCTATCCGCTACCAGAATATAGAGAAAAGACTGGACGAAGGATCGCAAAGGTTTAAGAAGAGCGAAATGATGCTATGGGGTATGTACCCTCTGATTATCGGTTTGTTCTTAATCGAAAAGGGCCTTGTATGAGCATCGTTACTTCACTCATTGGCCCTGTCACTGGGCTGCTAGATAAATTTATCGAGGACAAAGATCAGAAAGCTAAACTCGCGCACGAAATCAGCACCCTCTCGGATAAACACGCACAGGAACTTGCACTGGCACAGGTTAAACTCAATACTCAAGAAGCCAAAGGAAACTGGTTCCAAAGCAGTTGGCGACCAGCAACAGGCTGGGTCTGCGTCCTCGCCCTTGCAGTCAACTACTTAATCTCACCTATTGCTGCTGGATTCGGCATTGTGATACCGCAAGCAGATGGTGGTACACTTATGCCTATACTTGGCGGTCTATTAGGGTTAGGCGGTATGCGTAGCTTCGAAAAGACCAAGAACATAGAAGGAAAGTAAAATGGCTAAAGCACCGAAGAAAGAAGAAGGCTATTTCAAAGCCAAAGAACTGACCTGCAAATGCGGGTGCGGTAAAGTAGAATTTGATTTAGGGTTTCTGGCTACCCTTAATGCCATTCGTGAAGAATGCGGGTTCAGCTTTGCGCTATCCTCTGCTTACAGGTGTCCAGAACACCCCGTAGAGGCCCGTAAAGAGGTCAAAGGAGCGCATACGCATGGCAAGGCAGTAGACATACTAGCCAGCGGAGAAAACGCCTTAGAGATCATTAGAGTGGCCCAGAAGCACGGTATACAGAGAATAGGCATTCAGCAGAAAGGATCAGGTAGATTTATCCACCTAGATGGCTGTACTGAAGAGGATGGGTTCCCCTGCCCTGCGATCTGGTCGTATTAACGGACACAAAGTATCAACTTATGTCCGCAGCCCCTTAATTGGGGCTTTTTATTGCCTATTAATTAACAAAATAGTTTACTTTATGATTTAGATGAGCAATAATGTCACCTCAATCAATCAAAAAGGTAATAAAGACATGGCTAATTTTACTCAGTTAAAGAAAATTCTTGAGATAGATGATACTGCTGATAAGGCGGTTGAAAGTTACGGAAGTTTTGTTAAGTACATGAATAATTTAGAAGAGCAGATCAAAAAGCAAAACAAATTTATGGGCAGGGGGTGGACTCAGGCGCGGACTAACTTTGCCGATAGTGCGAGAACTATTCCTGTTTTCCATAAGGCTATCTGCGACAAGTTTGGAAGTGACGCAATGATAAAGGCAATAAACGCCCACCCTTTTAAATAATTTAACCGCCCCCGCGAGGGGGCATTTGCTGTAGGAGGCAATGATGACTATAAAAAAATATGTTAAAGATAATATGCAAGAGCAGCGAGTATATCGGCAAGGTTTGCTCTCAGAGGCATTAGATACTATGTGCCACTGGAGTTTTCACGAAACCCTTGATGCGCTCCAGCATTCAACCGAATTTAACAAAGCCTATCAGTTTCTGGAGCAGTATCACCGTGGAATTTTAAGGCTTTATATTAACTACGCGCATGATTTTCGCGCTAAATAACTAGGGGGAAATGATGGGAATCAACGATCTAAACGATCTGGAGCGCGGCGAGTACGACTGCGTTCTGGGTTATCAAGCCCTAGACGGGCAATCAGAGGCTTACTATGTTGGATATGGTGAGCAGTACGCAAAAGAACAGACCGTAGGAGGTCAAAATGAGTTTATCTAAAGAAGTCTGGCAGACCCTATCTGCTATTGATGTATCTCAGCATATTGAGAAAAAAGGCAATCTATCATACTTGTCGTGGGCATGGGCTTACGGCACTATGATGGAGCATTATCCTGATCTGCATTACTCTTTCGAAGAGGATAAATGCGAGGATACAGGGACAGTTGAGATTAGTTGCGTAGTCCATATACATACTGGCTCAGAGAAAGATCAGATGATGATGCGGCATATGTGGCTTCCTGTTATGGATCACCGCAATAAGGCTATCGCAAACCCCGATAAGTTTGCTATCAACTCCAGCAAGATGCGTTGTCTAGTCAAATGTTTCGCAATGTTTGGGCTTGGTCACTACATCTACGCAGGTGAAGATATAAACCCTGTAATAGCGAACGCAGTTATCACTGACGATCAGATTATAGCCATCAAGAAATTACTTGATGAAACTGGTGCCGACAGCGAGAAATTCTGCAAGTGGCTGAAGGTCAACTCAGTCGATCAGATATTAGCTGTACACTTTGATCGCGCTGTTGCCGCACTAGAGGCTAAAAAGTGATCATCTTGGACCATGAGCAGGGTTCACCAGAATGGCTTGCTGCACGACTGGGCAAGCCGTCCGCTAGTATGTTTGCCAAGCTAATAACGCTTACTGGGAAGCCTAGCACCTCTGCTGATGGGTATGTCAATGAATTGATCGCAGAACGCCTTACAGGGCAATCTGAGCCGTTTCACGTTACTGATTGGATGGAGCGTGGCACTCAGCTAGAGCCAGAAGCTAGGGAGGCATACGAGTTCATATCTGGCAATGATGTGATTGAGACTGGCTTTATTCTCGACACTAGCTTTGAATTCGGATGTTCGCCTGATGGCCTGATAGGCTATTTTGGTGGCTTGGAGATTAAATGCCCTGCGCCAAAGACTATGGTGAGCTATCTCAGAAACCCGCAAGTCGGTGTTAATAAATACTGGCAGCAAATCCAAGGCTGTATGTGGATAACCAAACGGAAGTGGTGGGACTTCTTTGCCTACCATCCAGAAATGCCGCACGTTCTAGTGCGTGTAGAACGCGATGAAGAATATATCGCAAAACTAGCCGCTGAGGTCGATAAGGCCGTGGCGGAAATTTTAAACCAAGTGGAGAAGTTAAAATGAAAGTAGGCTTATCAGTACGAATTGATGTTACCAAAATCGACAAGTCGCGCCTGTATAAGGGAGAAAAAGGTACTTATCTTGACCTGACTACCTTTGTAGATACAGCAGTAGCTGATCAGTATAACAACAATGGTTTTATCAGCCAGACCGTCGATAAAGAAGAGCGTGACGCTGGGACTAAAACCCCTATTCTTGGCAATGTTAAGGTATTTTATACCGACTCAGGATCACCAGCAGGTTCTGCGGGGCAGGGAACTACGGCTAAAGAAGATATGACGATAGAACAGCTAGATGATGACATTCCGTTCTAGGCTAAAAAAGCCCCCCTTTCGGGGGGCAAACCATAGGAGGTTGCGAGTCGGGGGAACCCGCCCAATTAATATATCACAAGGTTTAAGATCATGGAATTAATCGATACAGGCAAATGCCTAATAGCGGCACAAAACAACAAAGGCGTAAACAGCCGACAGCTTGCCAAAATAGCTAAAACTTCACCCCAGCAGGTATTGCGCTGGCGTAAAAGCACTAATCTCAAGATACACACAATTCAATTGCTGTGCTTATCTTTGGATATAACGATAGATGATTTTATATCGTTTGGTTATACAAAGATCATATTTTTGCAATAAGTAGCCAAATTAGTTGATTGTGCCGATTAGATTCGGCATCATACCAAAAGTATTCGGGCTAGAGGCTGATGAACTCTTTAAATTAAACATCAGAGCGTGGTTGACCCTCCAGTGCATAGCCCCCGAAGCAGATCGGTTTCTGCTAAGGGATAGATTAGAGATTCGATACGAATACGAATTAACCGCAAAGTTGCTTAGCCCTTTGATCGCAAATTTTACTTTTTGAAGTAAAAGGGTTTAATGCATCTTAGATAAAAATATTTAAAAATATAATTTATCAATACACAAGGCGAGGCTTGCCGAGCCATAGGAGACAGTCATGAAAAATACAGAAAGTGATTATGATAAACTTCTTCAGGTTATTGAATACCGCAAAGATGGCCATTTTTATCATAAATTGGGAAACAGATTTAGAGAAGTTGGTGATAAGGTTGGTTATATCAACTCTCAGGGTTATGTTTTCGTTAGTGAAGGCAAAAGAAATTTTCTAGCTCACCGAGCAGCTTTTTATTCTCATTACGGTTATTTGCCAGAATGCATTGATCACATTAATAATAACAAGGCAGACAATAGGATTGAAAACCTGAGAGAGTGTACTTTTTCTCAAAATTCTCATAATGCTAAATTGTCAAAAAGAAATACTACTGGCGTAAAGGGTGTATGTTTGCACAAAAAATCAGGGAAGTATCAAGTGCAAGTTTGGCGTAAAAACAAAAATATCAGTGGCGGGTTACATTTAACCCTTAAAGAAGCGGAAGCTGCGGCAATAAGGTTGCGCGAAGAGTTACACGGCAATTTTGTAAATCACGGGTAATAACAAGGGGAATAATATGCTACTAAATACTAAAGAAGATTGGCAGCCAGAAGAAAAAGATGTAATCGCTTGGCAGAGAACGTATCCTGCTATAAATGTTCATCAAGAGCTAATGGCGATGGAAAGCTGGTGCGACGCTAATCCAGCTAAACGCAAAACCAAGCAAGGTGTTAAACGGTTTGTAAACTCTTGGCTATCACGCGCACAAGACCGTGGTGGATCACCATTAGCTCAAAAGCAAAATAAGTCTGATAGCATCAGGGCTAAGTCTATAGATATGCAGATGACAGATATTAGCTGGCTTGATGGTGATATGCAGCTAATGATGAAGCAGTATTATCTTGGCAAGTTTGGCTTTTACTACGATGGAAAATTAAAAAATGCGTAGCAAGAATGCTAAAAGGTTAGTCGAGTTTAAAGGCAAGCATGCAAAGCTAGAGGATGGTAAATGTTACACTATTGCTGAGTATGTAAAAGTCTGCAACGAAATAAATCCTGAGACCCTCAAGTACAGCACTTTGAAGGGCAGGTTATACGGTACGCAATACTGTACGCCTGACCACCTAAAACCGATTTTTTCTTTTGAAAAGAACCGGCTGGGTTATGATAAGGCAGCTAGGGAAAGGGTGGCAACGGCCAGCAGGCTAGAAAACAAGTCAGAGCGAATCATGGCTAAATGGCTGAAGGTGAAGCTATGAGTCAGGGCGATCATGTAAAGGTAAGCACCAAAGAAGAGTTAGAGAAAAGGCTGCCTCATATCATTAAGCGTATGCAAGACTGGGACTACAGTACGCCTTTAGCAGTCAAGCTAGACCCTTATGAAAATCCCAGAAGCCTAAGTCAGAACGCTATGTCTCATATTTGGTACAGGGAAATAGCGAAGGAAATGGAAAAGAAAGGCCATAAGATAGAACATGAAAAGCCTGCCGAAGTCTGGAAGCTATGGCTTAAAAAGCGATTTTTGGGTACTACTTGTTACTCTATAGGTAACCAGCAAATCCCAGAACAAGTAAAAAGCACCAGCAAGCTCACGAAAGGCGAATTTGTACACTTTCTTGATAACGTCTATCATTGGGCTACCAAGCAGGGCATTCGGTTATCAATACCCGCAGACAGCGAGTATGCCGAACTACAAGCCAAGCAGGAGGCATAAGTGAACAAGATCGATCCACGGGTACTAAAGGAATTTGCAACCACCGAAAGGCATCATCAGATACTAGATGCGGTGATTGAGACAGGTTCGGCTAACAAAGCAAGCAAAAAGATCGGAAGTTCTAGGCGCAATATAGATAAAATGCTTCGCAGATTAGAGGGTATAGCATCAAGTCAGGGCGTAGCCCCGCACAGGGATTTAGTCCACCAGACCGCAGAAGGCTTTGAAGCTAAGAGAATATCTACAGCATATAAAGATGATGGGTCAGTTGCCCTCCAATGGGTAATACAAGAGCCTCAGAAGCGCGATATTAGAGCCAAGATCGATGCCATGATGGAAGGCATGACCGATGATCTCAAAGGGTTTATGAAACCGACAAAAGAACCTAAATATGTAAACTCTGACTATCTTGCTATGTATATGATAGGCGATCATCACTTTGGAATGCTGGCAGACTCAGAGACCAAGATGGATTCTGATGACTGGGATATAAAGATAGCAAGTCAAATATTAGTAGAATCCACAAACAGGCTGGCAAATAGGGTTGGCAATGCTGAGGTTGGAGTTCTTTTAAATGTAGGAGATTTTTTCCATGCCGATTCCAGCTTTAACACTACTACGAAAGGAACCCCTGTTGATGTAGATTCTAGAATTTCAAGAACATTTAAACTTGCTGGCAGGCTGTTTAGGTTTTTAATTACAAAAATGCTTGAAACCCACAAAAAAGTTGTGGTTATTAATGTGCGTGGCAATCACGATCACGATATGGCCTGTCACTTATCTAGCTGTCTAGAGCTTCTATACGATCAAGAGCCGCGAGTTGATGTCGTGCCTAATTACTCTAAATTTATACACTATCAGTGGCACAACAATCTATTCGTATTCCATCATGGTGACAGAATTAAGCATGAGCAGATACTACAGGCTGTGATTAAGAATCTGGATAATGAGTGGAGTCAGAGCAAAAACAGGTACTGCCATTTAGGGCATATCCACCACCACACTGCTAGGGAAGTAGGCTCTATGCACTTCGAACACTGGGGCAGCCTGACTGCCACTGATCAATGGCATTCAGATTCTGGATACGGAGCAGAGCGATCAATGAGTGCTGTGGTCTATCATAAAGATAGCGGTGAAGATACTCGCGTTAAAATTAAGGTAGGCTGATGAGCAATGTTATTAACTTTCCGTCAAATGGAATTATTGCTACTAAATGCTTTTGTGAGTGTGGTAATAGTCTTGAGTATTGGGTTGGCAATGATGGCAATGCTTACGGTATTTGCTCTCATTGCAACATTGGTATGCCTACAGAAATTGAAGTTGTTGAAAAAGGGGATGAAGAATGAGTGCACTAGACAATCAGGTCGGTGGAGACCACTACAAAAACAAAGCGATCCAGCCTATCGAATACATAATGGCTAACGAGCTAGACTTTTGCGAAGGTAATATCGTTAAGTACATAACTCGCTGGAAGGATAAGGGCGGGGTAGATTCACTGAGAAAGATTAAGCACTACGTTGATTTTTTGATCGAGCGAGAGATCAATGGCGAAGCGTAAAAAGACTACGGTCGCCCAAGAAGTAGAGAAGGCAGCCAAGCTCCTGCAAAGGCTTGTAAGGCTAAAGGCAAGTGATGACAACGGATACTGCCAGTGCGTTACTTGCGGCAAAATCGATCATTACAAGGCCATGCAGGGCGGCCATTTCATACCTAGAGGCCGAACCGTCTTTAAGCTATTTGAAGAAAACATCCACCCCCAATGCCCTAGCTGTAACCTGTGGGGAATGAAGCAGGCGCACTATGTCCTACGTTACAGGCAGTGGATGGCTGATAACTACGGGGAACGAAGGGTAAAGGCTATGGAGCGTCTGGCTTGGAGGGCATCCCCTAAGTTTGACAGAGAAGAGGTTATCCAGTTTGCGCGTCAACTAAAAGAGCAGATCAAGGAGCAGGAATGGCGCATAGGTGAGAGTTAGCGCAGTAAAGTGTCTATATTTTGCGTTTATATGTACATATTTTTGCTATATGTATAAAAAGTTATAAAAACAAATCCTTTATTTCATAATAATATATACAAAAGGGTTACTTTTGGCCAATAAGCTTGTACTGTTATACCTCAATCAATAAACAAAGGTATTAAGCAAAATGCAAAACTGGAAATTAAGCGCTGTAAAAATTGATTCTTGGAGCTGCCCAAAAAGCGGGTTAATTACTCGATATGCGGTTTCTGCTAAAAATAAATGCAATCACGGATTTGGACATGATGAAGAGTTTATATCTGACGTTATCGCCCTTAACTCAAAGCAAGCAAAAGAAAAGATGCTTAGTGGCGATGTTGAAAGCTGGGGGCCTTATGCAGGAGATAGCCTTAAACTGTTAAATATTTAAATTAATCAAAAACCAAGGGGAATAATATGAAAATCAATGAATGCTGTTTAAAGGATATCAAGGCCCGTGAAGCCAAGCTGCAAGAAGTGGCTGAATCTAGGGCTGGATTAGTAGGCGCAGCTATCCTGCTTATTTTGTACGGAATAGTCTCTAATATGGAATACTATGACTGCATTAAGCTGGGGGTTTGCTAATGTCTTACAAAGTATTGAATGACGCTGTTGGCCTTATCCGCGACGAGACCCCAATGTGGGAAGGCAGTTATCAGGAACTGTCAGATAAGACTAAAGACGGGTTGATCTGCTTATGGCTTATCACTCACCCAACATGGATGGATGACGTATTTCCTCACACAGTTAGCGACAAGCCCTTACTGGCCCTAGAGGCTATCTACAGCGAGGACGCTACCTCTAGGATGGCTGCCGCTATGTTCCGCGATGCTGCTGACAGGAACGCTAAAGATGTTGATAATGATGCCTACTTGTCGGAGGCTCTGGACGATTTTGAGGACATACTGGATACGCCTGACTTCCTTGAAGAAATTAGACATCAGTTATATATGTATCTTGAGCCAAGCATGGAAGAGCTTGTAATGGACTCTTATCAGGATTTAATTTATTTAGATAGACTTGTAATGGGGAGCCACTAATGGACGTTAAAACGCTAATTAGAGACGCTAACAAGCACGCTGACAAAGCTATCAGGCGATCAAAGGCTGAGGTTATGGCCAGAAGGTTCAGGGAGTGGCTAAAGGAACCGCTTGTAGTTTATAGGCTACATCTATTTACCATGACCGCTTTATTGACCGCTTTTGTTGTTTATGAGGTTATAATTTACTAGCCGAGGGTTGCATATTCCCTTCCGATCAGTGTGATCTACTGTGGCGGTACAGATCAGGCCAAGGTTCCCTTAGACCTTTTGACCCAGATTAGTCCACTGGGGAGCCGAAACGGACTATTATTTACCAAGTCGAGTGATGCTATGAGAGTAAAAATATATCAATTGATCCAGAAAATAGTTGAAGTTGGTGCAGAGGCTGGCTACAACAGGGCACACAAGCATACCGATACGCCTGATGCTGAGTTAATAAAGTACCACATACAGGAATACATAATGAATGGGTTTGACGAAAACTTCACGTTTGATTTAGAAGAGTAGTATAAATCTGGTTTAAGAATCTGCGAATATGCGTAGTATTACTGCGTAAATAAGAACAAAGTTAAACCATATATCATTACTGGTATATATCGCATCCAAAACAAGCATTTCAAATCATAACTGATCGTCTATACAATGCCGCCTTAACTTACCAACAAGGGGGCAAACAGTGATAATTTACATGATAGTTTTTGTAATTCTCTCGCTTGGCGCAGTCGCTGCCGACGATCTTAGCTAGTTTACATTTTCGTAAAAACCATGCACAATGCCGCTAGTTCACTGACATTAGGGGTGTCAAATGGATAGCTTAAACCTAACTAAATCACTTGAAGATTGCTTTGATTGGGAATTAAATGACGAGATAATCCGCTTCGATGCGATTATTGAATCGTTGATGACTACCGATGTCCAAAGGCATAAGATACGAGAAGAGCTTATTGACTGGCAAGATGGCGTTGCCAACATGGTCGATGAACTTTCGGAACTTGAGCCTTACGAAGGGTTTAGGGAGTTTGCAGCAATGGCAGAAGATATATTCGGGACTGAGCAATAATGGAGTCTATTGAATGGAAGCAAACAGGGGAACTAATCCCTTACTCTAACAACTCAAGAACGCACAGCGAAAAGCAGGTACAGCAAGTCGCTGCCAGCATAAAAGAGTTCGGCTTTACTAACCCAATCCTTATAGACGAGGATAACGGCATTATAGCAGGGCATGGGCGGCTACAAGCTGCACAGCTGCTAGGTATGGATAAGGTGCCGACAATTGCCTTAGAAGGCTTTACAGAGGCCCAGAGAAAGGCATACGTTATAGCTGATAACCAGTTAGCTATGAACGCAGGCTGGGACTTAGATGCCCTGAAAGTAGAGGTAGACCGCTTAACTGAGTTAGACTTTGATATTGACCTGCTGGGCTTTGATGACGATATGCTTGCAGGGCTTATGGAAGAAGAGCCAGCCGAGGGTTTAACCGATGAGGACGAGGTGCCTGAGCTTGAAGATGACCCTGTAACAGTAGAGGGTGATGTTTGGATATTGGGCAATCATCGCTTGATGTGTGGGGACTCAACGAGTATCGATGCGGTAGATAAGCTGATGGATGGCAATAAGGCTGATATGGTTTTTACTGACCCTCCTTATAATATAGATTATCAGGGCGTTAGCGATAAAAGAGAAAAGATAAAAAACGATAAAATGCCTGATCCCGACTTTAAAGACTTTCTTATTCAGTCGGTTATGAGTTGCGAGACAATGTATGTTTGCTGTAGTTGGCAATACTCGCATTTATTTAAAGAAGCTATGGAAGAAATGGCCAGAAAGCCTAAAGCCATGATTATTTGGAATAAGGTTAATCCTGCACAGCATCTCGACAAGTATTTTAAGCAGCACGAAATTATTTTCTATTATGGTGATTTTGGCGGTCAAAAAACCTTGAGGGGTGATATATGGGAAATGAAACGCCAAAGAAATACTGTTCACCCAACTATGAAGCCTGTCGAACTAATAGACATGGCTATGGCAGACCAGCCAGAAAAAAAGAAAGTGTATGATGGGTTTGGTGGTTCAGGTTCTACATTAATATCATGCGAAAAGAACCATAGAGATTGCTACATGATGGAATTAGACCCTAAGTACTGTGATGTAATTATTAAACGCTGGCAGGACTTTACTGGGCAGGAAGCCGTAATGGAATCAACAGGCAAGAAATATAACGAGTTAGCTAATGAAAATAGGTAATCAAGGTGATGGTGGCGGTAGACCTATTATTGAGTTTACGCCAGAGCAAATAACCCAGCTTGAAGCATTAGCGGCTGTACTTACTAAAGGCCAGATCGCTGATTACTTTAGCATTTCCGAAACAACCTTGCGGGCTATAGAAGAAAGACAGCCTGAAGTTTCTGACGCTTATAAAAAAGGCAGGGTTAAACAGTGCGCTAGCATGGGGTCTAACCTAATCCAATTAGCTAAAAAGGGTAACGTGGCGGCTAACATCTTTTATTTAAAAACCCAAGCTGGCTGGAAAGAGCAGGAAGCAGAGGTTCAAGATATCCCCCCGATAAATATTATTTTAGACAGCAATGCAATTAACCAAACCTCAGACTGAGATATTCCTCAGTAATGCTAGGTTTGTCAGTGTCGTGGCTGGCAGGCGGTTCGGTAAGACATTTTTATCTACAGGTGCATTGTTAAGGGCAGCAGTATCAGGCAAGAATAAGAATGTTTGGTATGTAGCGCCAACCTACGGGTCTGCCAAAGAGATTGCTTGGCAAATGCTTATCCATACTATTCCGCATGAGTATATATCCAAGACTAACGAAAGTTCGCTAACACTGCGTTTAATCAATGGATCAGTGATTAGCCTCAAAGGAGCCGAAAAGCCAAACAACCTGCGCGGACGGGCTTTGGACTTTGTGGTCCTTGATGAGTTCGCCGATATGCGCCCAGAGGCATGGTATGAGGTTATACGGCCTAGTCTATCTGACCGAAAAGGTGGTGCGCTTTTTATTGGTACGCCTAAAGGCAGGAATCACTTCTATGATCTGTGGGCTAGAGGCAAAGATGGCGCAGAGGATTGGGAGTCTTTCCAGTACACAACTCTCGATGGTGGGAACGTACCGCAAGAAGAGATTGACGCTGCGCGCCAAGACCTAGATGAGCGAACCTTCAGACAGGAGTATGAGGCTGCATTCGTAACCTATGCTGGCCTGATCTACTACGGGTTTAACCGTGAAGACTCTGTATTGGCGATTGATGACGATAGTGGTACACTCCACATTGGGATGGACTTCAACTTAGACCCCATGTCTGCCGTTATCTGCATTCGTAAAGGCGGGACGCTGATTGCCGTTGACGAGATAGTCATGTACGGGTCTAACACTGATGAAATGGTTGCGGAGATAATAAGCCGCTACCCTAGACGCAATATAATTGTCTATCCAGACCCAGCATCAAGACAGCGGAAAACCTCTGCTGGTGGTCGCACAGATTTGTCGATCTTACAAAACGCAGGATTTAGCGTTAAGGCGAAGAACTCGCACGCATTGGTCAGGGATAGAATCAACGCTGTGAATAGTCGTTTACTGTCAAGTGATGGTGAGCGGCATTTGTACATCAGCCCGAAATGCAAGCAGACGATTAAGTCACTTGAAAGGCAGACATACAAAGAAGGCACAAGCATTCCCAATAAAGAAGATGGCTATGATCATATGAACGATGCCCTCGGCTACTTAGTGGAATACCTGTTCCCAGTTCGCACTGAATACGCCACACCACAACCACAAAGGTGGACTTGATGAGATTGAACGCAGATACAACGCACCCTGATTATGACAAGTACGAAGCACGCTGGGAGTTTTATGTTCGCAGCTATATGGGTGGGCAAGATTACTTCAATGGCGCATACCTCACGCGCTACATATCCGAAACAACAGATGACTATGACCGCAGACTTGATCTGACCCCGCTAGATAACCACTGTAAAAATATAGTCCATATCTACAGCAGCTTCCTTTGGCGCGTACCGCCTACTAGAGCTTACAACAGCGCAGCTAATAACGTGGCCCTGGATTCTTTCTTGAAAGATGCTGATCTTGATGGTCGCAGCTTTGACGCGTTTATGCGTGAAGCTCAGATTTGGTCTAGCGTGTATGGTCATGTATGGCTAATGATGGATAAGCCTAAGTCTACAGCGGGAACAAAGGCAGAAGAGCTAGAGCAAGACATCAGACCCTATGTGACTATGTTTACCCCTGAGAATGTTCTTGACTGGAACTATGCTCGCACCCCGAGTGGTCGATTTGAGCTTGACTATCTGAAAGTCAGAGAAAGCGTTATCCGTGTTGACGAGACCACCACAGAGACGTACTACCGCGTTTGGTACAAAGACCGAGTAGAGCAATGGCACTCAGTTAATGACCTAGATAAGATGATTGAAGTGGATGACAACGTACTGGGTCGCATCCCTGCGGTGTTCTTACCTGCGCAAAGATCGATAACCAGAGGCATAGGGCTGAGTGACATAGCAGATGCGTCCTATATGCAAAGAGCTATCTATCAGGAACTATCAGAGGTCGAGCAGCTAATCCGTATCTCTAACCACCCGACACTGGTTAAATCGTTTGGCACTGACGCTAGTGCAGGTGCTGGTGCTATCATTAATATGCCTGACGATATGGACGCACAGTTAAAGCCTTACCAGATGCAGCCTAGCGGTCAGAACCTAGATGCTGTTCGTGCATCGATAACCGATAAGGTGGAGTCAATCAATCGCATGAGTCATATGGGTGCTGTGCGCGGTACTGACGCTCAGGTAATGTCTGGCGTGGCTATGCAGACCGAGTTCCAAATGTTAAATGCTAAGTTATCAGAAAAGGCTGACTTGCTAGAGCTTGCCGAAGAGCAACTTTGGGTATTGTTCTGTGATTGGCAGGATGTCACTCCAGATGTGGAGATATTCTACCCAGACGCATTTGACCTAAGAGACTACGACAAGGAGTTGATGTTCCTACAACAGCTAAAAGCATCAGGCGTTAGGTCTGTTACTTTAGCTCAGGAGATAGACAAGAAGATTAGTGATCTTGTGCTTGATGATGAGCAGTTGGCTAGAGCGCATTCTGAAATTGAGTCTGGCACACAGGTGCTAGGTCAGTTCAACGAGCAGGTAGTTGAAGAAAGCTAATGCCAGCAGACGTTGATCACGTTGAAGAGCTTAATCAGATAGCTGATGCCCATCAGAGGCAATTAGCCGCAGCACTTGTTACTCTGGAGCAAAGGATTACTGAGTTGCTCGCTACAGCCCCATTGCAGGATGGCAACCTATTCGATTTAGAGTGGGCTATTCAGGCAAGGG